CGACGGACGAGGTTCGCGCGAGCGACTTCGCGCTACCGGAGATAGTCACAGACTGAGGATCAGAAAACACAGAGTGTCCTTTTGAAGAGGAGGCGCTGCAGGATGCAGCATACCTCGGATGTGGATGTGATGTGTTGTGGAACATTCTCTTCACAGAGAATGGCCAGAGTGATCTCACGATCACCCCATCTTGGTCAGACCAAGGGCTCCTAAAATGGCAGCCCGGCGCAGAGTGAAATCTGAGCCAGTTAGACCAAGCACGAAAGGAGACTGCTCCAACCTTCGCTTCCGATCAGTCGTAAGACTGAAAGTGGCTTGGGGAGGAAACGATCCTTCAAACCCACCTGGAGCTCGCTCCAGGGTAGGCCAGGACCAAGTACGCTTCACCACAGTATGTTCCATGGTGTAGCCGTACCGCAGTGTGAGGCCATCATTGGCGAACAAGCCCAGGTTTTTCATAACTGGACCAACGTTCACAACCCAATCGATGAGCCAAGACCACGGCAAGAGGTTCCAGACAACATCTGGTGTGAGTTTCACGCCGTAGATGAGCCTGGCTTGCCTGGCAGCGCCTTCTAGTCCGGTAAAAGCATCCGGGTCTAGATGGTATGTAAAGCATCCGTCAAACCACACAGACCTCTCGGTCTTGATGTGGGCGACGGGCCGCACGCTGCCTGTGGACCAGTGGTACGTGGAAAGACCCGGCCACGGGTACACCAGGGGATCTAATTCCTGGTGATCCAAGGTCTTGTCTTCAGAGATGGTGAAATGTCGTCGAACATTCTTCCCCGAATCTCGGAGGAGTTGCTTGACGATTGTCTCGGTGTCCATGACGGCTTTCGCCGTAGCTTGGATGTCTGAGACTAGCGGGAGCCAACCGAAGGCGACATTCAAATATTCGCCTCCGGCAGCTTTCGCTACACCGGATTGGTTCTTCCAGAACTGAGCTCCAGTCAGAGTGGGCAAGCCCTCTCTGTAGAGTTCAGCTACGGCGACCGATCCATCCACAACAGGACTAGTGGGAGCGCTGCTTGAAATAGCAGACGCTCCCTGAGCCA